CGGAGTCAAAAAGACATGTGACCGTAGTTAGTCAGGAGTTGATCGATGATATAACTCTTGATAAAACCAGAGTCAGTGGAGTCCCGTTAGCATTATCTACATATAACGGCTTGGAACAAAAGAATTCAAGAGTTGGAACCACAATTTGGATGAGAGGATTGGGGTCCGTTATTCATGTTCAAAATCAAGTTACCCAGCCTTTGGTGGTCCACATGATATGGTGGTACAAAACTAAAAACGCGGTTGGTAGTGGTGACGATATCTTCAAGGATCCAGCATTGGAACAAACTTTCAAGCTGGCAGATTACACTTCGTATTGGGAAAAAATGGCTATGCAGTTGGGCAACCGCACAACGCGTATCCTGAAACATGTTACGGTAACCTTAGCGGAAAAGGAAGCGGGTACCTTGGGTATGGATTCCAAACAAATCAAAGTCTGGATTCCTCTTAATCGTACGTGTCGATTCAACCTAGATGCTACGACTCAAGGTAACCAGGACATAGACATCCAGTTCGGATGTTATTGTTACAACAAGGAAGGAAGCCCAATTACCACTGGGGGCGGGGCAGGAGCTGAAGATGTGATGTTACTTCAGCAACGTCATTGTCTCTATTTCAAAGACCCCTAGTATATGCCCCTTTACCCTAACCTTCGTAGTGGTCCCAAGACGCGGGGGAGCTCACTCGTCCGCGCGGCCTGACGGCCGTGCTCCTCGGTGTCGCTCTTAGACCGTTACATATATATGAATTAATCTAATATAGTTACGTGATATCTATCTGCAGACATCTTATTCATATCGGGATGTTCATTCGAAAAAACTACTACGTGACATTTGTGAGGAAGTATCTTCATCTTCGACATGTACTTGGGAGAAAAAACCGTACGGTCCTTGAGTTGCTCTAGGATCGTATACTGTAGAAACTCCATCTGAGTCTTCGGAATATTCATTAAGAAAATCGATTTCTGAGGGTCAATATTAAGAGCAAGATCATCTCGTTTAGCAGGTGCAAGTAATTGAACACGGTTCGGATATTTAGTCAGCATGTGGCGTTGAAACCACGATTTTCCCTTACCGCCATTTTCGTCAACAAAGAATTCGACGACGCGGTCATCCGGAGTATCATCAATGAGATGCTCCTCTAAGTCATGCTGCCAAGGTCTTGGATCAGGGTTAGTAACGAGGACCGGGTGAGGAGCTCGTGCTTCAAGGACTTCATGAATGTGTCGATGGCGAACGAGGACGGTGGGGTAATGAAGAGCAATGTCGCGAGAGTCCGGAATACGGCCTTCTTCTTCTCTAAAGTCGTCAGCCCACTTGAAGAAATCATCAAGATAATTTGTTTTGCCCGACGGTCCAGGCAAGGTTCCGTATTCATCAAAGTCTCCGTCCTTCTTGCAATAGTCATCGGCCTGTTTGGAAGTACCGCGAGCACGCTCAAGATGAGCTGTGTGTCCGATAGTGTCGCGGGCATGTGCGAAAGTAACCGTGCGGTTGAAAATGACGAATCCCTGTAGGTGAGGAGTGCCAGAGTCGCCCGTTTCTCGGCCAACGACAAGGTAGACCACACGCCTTGAGGCGTCGGTGAAAGCGGAGGCAAGGCGTTGGCGATCGACATCAGTAGGGTTGTTAAGCGTGAAACACCAACGAGCGCCGGTGTTCGTGGATGGCATGATTAAATTGTGGAGGCAGAGGCAGAGCAGGCGAGGGTAATACTGCACCTCGCCTGTAGGATTCTACGCGGAGTCAGCGGGACTGAGCACCCGGAAGTCCAGGACTCACAGTTGTGCACACTTGTGAGTCATGAAACACAATTGGACACGACCTATCGTTAAGTTCATCGAAGACGATATCGTAGCATCTGGAATCGGTGGAGCAACAGGCCCAGCCAGATTCTTTGCAGCACGAGCAGCCGGCCTTGTAGGAGACGGCGCTAATAAAACATTCGGCTCAGGGGATACACGAACGTGGTCTGCTTGGGACAACATGTACATCAGACGTCAGGGCACGAAGCGCCAACGCATTATTCGTCGAAAATTCACGAGGATTCCGCGTGGAAGAATGATGCGGCGCGGAAGGTACGCAAGACGACGCGTAAGACCGACATTCCGCCGCAAGGTGAGGCGAATCGTCATGGGTGCTGCGGAGTCAAAAAGACATGTGACCGTAGTTAGTCAGGAGTTGATCGATGATATAACTCTTGATAAAACCAGAGTCAGTGGAGTCCCGTTAGCATTATCTACATATAACGGCTTGGAACAAAA